TAAAAAGGAAAATAAAAAATGGCAACACACTTCGGAAAAGAAGGAGTAGTAACTGCTGGTGGAACAGGTATTGGCGAACTAACAGGTTACACACTTGAAACAACTGCTGATGTTGTAGAAGATACTCAATTATCTGATAGTACTAAATCTTTTGTAGCTGGAAGAACATCATTTTCAGGAACTTTAGATATGAGTTATGATGAAACTGATTCTCCACAACAAACATTAACTGCTGGAACAACAATAGCTTTTATATTAGCACCAGAGGGTAATGGCTCAGGAGATGAAACTTTTACAGGTTCAGGGATTGTAACAGGAATGAGTGTCAATGTTTCATTAGATGGAATAACTACTAGATCAGTTACTTTTCAAGGAACAGGAACATTAACAAGAGGAACTGCTTAATATTAATTTATGTCAGTTATAGATAGAGTAAAAACTCATTTTGAGACTTTACAAACTATTACTATTGAAGTTGATGAGTGGAAAGACGAGAATGGTAATCCATCTGTTTTTTATTCAGAGCCTTTAACACTTGAAGAAAAAAATATTATTTTTAAGAAATCAAATAATTTCCAAGACTTAAATGTTCTTGTAGATTTGCTTATAATGAAACTCCAAGTTAAAAATGATAAAGGCGAATTAACAAAAGCTTTTGACCCATTTGATAAAATTGCATTAAGAAAAAAAGCAGACTCCAATGTTATTGCATCAGTAGCCAATAAAATCTTGCTAGACACCTCTTACGAGGAAGCCGAAAAAAAGTAAGTAGCGACCCAGCTACAAGGTCGCTTTTAGTTGTAGCAGACAGACTTCACATCACAATTCAACAAGTTTTAGATATGCCAGTAAGCCATTATAATCTTTGGTTAGCTTACTTGAAAAAAGAGCAAGATGAGTATAAAAGTCAAGAGAGAATGGCTCAACATAGAAAATAAAGATAATGGCAACACAAAAACTTAATATAGACATAGTAGCACGAGATAGGTCGAAACAAGCTTTAGGCAAATTACAAGGTAGTCTAGGAAGATTAAAACAATCAGTATTTAATTTAAGAAATGCCTTTATTGGTTTAGGTGCTGGTCTTGTTATTAGAAATATAGTTAATACAGGAAAGCAAATTGAAAACCTACAAGTTCAATTAAAATTCTTATTTGGGTCAGCACAAGAGGGTGCAAAAGCTTTTGATGAAATGGCAAAATTTGCATCTAAAGTTCCTTTCTCACTAGAAGAAATACAAGCTGGGTCTGGAGTATTAGCAGTTGTTAGTGATGATGCTAAAGAACTAGCAAATTTAATGAAAATTACAGGTAATGTTGCGGCAGTTACAGGTTTAGATTTTAAAACAACTGCGGAACAAATACAAAGGTCATTATCTGCTGGTATCTCAGCCGCAGATTTATTTAGAGATAAAGGTGTTAAAGATATGTTAGGTTTTTCTGCTGGTGCAAAAGTATCAGTTGAAGAAACAATAGCCGCTTTTGAAAAAGTATTTGGAGAGGGTGGAAAATTTGATGGAGCAACAGATGAATTAGCAAACACATTATCTGGTACTTTATCAATGATAGGAGATAAAGTTTTTAACTTTAAAAGAGTTCTATTAGATGCTGGTTTCTTTTCACAACTTAAAAAACAATTTGGCGATCTTAATAAATCATTAGAAGAAAACTCAGAAATGATGGACAAAATTGCCATTAGTATTGGAACAACTTTAGCAGTAGCAGTTGAGGGATTAGCCAATGGAATGAGATTATTAACAAAACATTCATCAGAAGTAATGGAAGTATTAAAAATATTAATTTCATTAAAAATTGCGGCTATGTTTTTAAGATGGGGTAGAGCATTAGTTGGGGTTGTTGTTCCATTAACTACTATTACGGCTTTGTCAGGTGTAGGTTTAGGTTTAGTTGCGGCGGCGGCGGCGGCTGGTACAACTGCGTATATTGCTTTAGGAAAACAATTAGATGATATAGCAAAAAAAATAGAATCTAACTTTCAAGCACAAAAAGAAGCATACGACCCAACTATGCTATTAGATCAACTTGGTACTCATAAAAAAGTAACAAAAGAATTAAGAAAACAAGTTAATTTATTTGAATCTAATAGAAAGCTTGTAAATGCAGTTAAAAAAGATGAAGAAAAATCTTTAAAAAGAATAATAGATGCAAATAGAAATATATTTGAAGAACAAAGAGCAATAGAAGAAGCAGTTAAAGGAAAAGCATCTATTGAAGAAAAAGTTTTAGAATCATTAAGAGAACAGAATAATCAATTCACAATATCAAATGAAATATTAGGTGTTATAAATCAAGGAGTAACAGGATTTGCAAACAGTATTGCTAGAGCAGTTGTTTTAGGAAAAGAATTAAATGCTTCTTTTAAAGAATTAGCACAATCATTATTAATTACAATTATTCAAAAAACTATTGAACATATAACTTTAAAAGGGATTGAAAAAATATTAGCAGAAACAATCTTTAAAACTGAAGAAGATAAAAATAAAAAAATAGAAGAACAAAATCACAATCTAAAGAAACAAATTGCATTACAAGCAACTTTAAGTGCTATGTCAGGTGGTTTTGGTGGTTTCTTTAGTGGATTATTTGGAAAAGCATCAGGTGGTGCAGTTTCAAAAGGTAAGCCTGTTGTAGTAGGAGAACGAGGTGCTGAAGTTTTTGTACCAAACTCATCAGGTCAAATAACACAAGCCGCTAGAGGAACAGGTGGTGGAAATGTTAATGTTAATTTTAATATTGAAGCCATAGATTCAAGTAGCTTTAATAGTGTTTTAGTAGAAAACAGAGGTATCATAACTTCAATAATAAATAATGCTTTAAACGAAAAAGGTAGGAGAGAATTAGTATAATGAGTGGTGCATTTCCAATAGCAAGTTCTAAATTTGAAACAATGGGTATTAAGTCTATTCAAAGTACAATTATATCTAAATCTATAAGTGGTAAAAAATTATCAAGAACTATTGATTCTCAAAGATGGGCTTTTACTGTTTCTATAAT